CCAACAACCCTGCCACAGGTACCTCAAAAGGGGTATACTGAAACAGGCGGCGTGTTGGTGGTCAGGACTCCGATGGACAGTGGGCCTGCTAAAATGAGAAAGCGTGGCAACCGCCCTCAAACTCTTGTGTTGAGTTTTTTAATGACCACTGCCCAAGTCACCAGCCTAGAAACGTTTGTAAAAACCACCATTCAGGGCACTGTTCGCTTTGGATTTCCACACCCACGACTGGGTGTGGTGTCTGAGGTTCGCATTGTTCCGCAAGGAGAGGGTGACTACTACACACTGAGTTACGTGGCCCCCGGATACTACACAGTTAACCTTACCCTAGAAGTATTACCATGACCAGAATGACTACCATGACACCAGGTGCTATTCGTGCCTTGTTTTCAACAGACAGTCCCAGCGACCTGTTTACTCTGTTAACTTTTTCTACGGCCTTTGTTGCAACAGACATGGTAGTAGGAGAAGAGTACGTAGTAGAGACTGTGGGCACGACCAACTTTGTAACACATGGTAGTTCTTCTAACACTGTGGGTACCGTTTTTACTTGTACTTCTCCAGGTGTGGGTACGGGCACAGTAACAAAAGAAATAAGACTGTGTGACAGTTATACCACCAGAATAAGTGAAAATAACACAGATGTGATGTACGGTGTTGTAAGCCGTTCCAAAAACTATATCTTTTTGCCACTCGAAATTACTCTGCCGCAAGAAGACGAAGCACAAGCTCCTCGCTGTTCAATAGTAATCCGAGACGTTACTCGTTACCTAATACCTGTTATTCGCGAACTCAAAGAACCTCCAAAAGTAAAACTGGAGTTGGTATTGAGCACCACGCCAGACGTGGTAGAAGTGAGCTTTGATGGGTTTTATGTAACCAACTTTACTTATAATCGTGATCAGGTAACCTGTGAGTTACAAATGGTAAACTACGAACGTGAGCCATTTCCAGTTCACAGCTTTAATCCCTCAACTTTTCCAGGACTGTTCTGATGTGGTCAAATAAATATCTAGGAATACCCTATCTTTCCCACGGACGCGATGAAAGCGGTATTGACTGCTGGGGATTGGTGCGACTGGTCTATAAACAAGAGTACAACATTGATCTCCCAAGCTTTGTTGACAGCTACTTAGAAGACGACAGAATCCGTAGTGAAGAACTTATTGCCCAGTACCGTGAGGGCTGGGAAGAGTTGGATGAGCCTGTAGAGGGCTGCGTTGTTGTGCTCCGAGTAATGGGTTACTTGAGCCATGTAGGGGTCTGCATCAACAATCGCCAGTTCCTACACGCCCAGGCTGGCAGCGGCAGTAGCATCCAAGACTTGGATGGTATCAAATGGTCTCGCAGAGTGAGTGGGTACTTTCGTTACCGTGAGAAGTGCAATGTGGTATTGAATGCAGTGCCACACCCACTCAAGACTGAGCGTGTGGTAATGCCGGTTGTTCCAGGCACTACCCTGGAAGAACTGTACTCAAAAGTTCGCGAACAGTACCCCGTAGCTAAAGCTCTGGAGAGCACCATTCACATCTTTGTTAATGGCGTTTTGGTTCCACGTGTAGTGTGGAACTCCACTGTACTACAACAAGCAGATACAGTGGAATACCGCAGCGTACCACAGAGGGAAGCTGCAAGACTGGTACTAACTCTAATTGTAGCCTATGTGGCTTATAAAATTGCTGGACCTGCAGGAATAAAAGCAGCAACTGCCGCTGGCTATTCAACAGCAGCAGTACAGGTAGCAGGAGCACTAGCAGCCACAGCAACTGTTATCGTAGGTACTGCACTAATCAACGCAGTATTACCAATCCGACCACCTACTCAGAACGACCCAGGCAGCAGCGAAGCCCAACTCATGGTGAGTGGCGGCCAAAACCAGGCTACTCCATACGGTGGCATCCCTGTGGTGTTGGGCAAGGTCCGCATGACGCCGCCACTGGGAATGAACAGTTTTGTTACGTTTGACAATGTGGGCAGCAAGAGTACTAGCTTTTTAAACATGATGCTGGTATGGGGCTATGGACCACTGAGTATAGATGAGACCTCATTTTTGGTTGGCAAAACCAATTTAAGTGATTACACTGGTGTGGTACAAGAAACTATCAACTATCAGGCGACCCCGGGTGTTGGCGAACTTGAAAACTTTACAAACATAGTTGCAGGTGACGTAGTTCAAAACTACAGCGGATTGGAGTTGGTGGCTGGGGGCTACCGTAGTGTTGCAAGAGACGTTACCGAAGCCGTTTGGAACACTACTTACGACAGCAACAACAACTACTACATGAGGCAACGAAGTGTTAGCGGTACATTCCCTAACAACGATTACTGGAACACTTGGACGCCTTTAACAGAGAGTGTCCAGGAATGGGATAGTGAGGGCAACTCAACCACAGTTCAAAAGACGCAACAAACCTCAGAAGTTTTTGAATTTGTTGGTGGCACAGACAACTGGACAGAGAGCACATTTACACAATCACTACAACGAGCAGTGCTTGCTATCTCTTTCCCACAAGGACTTCGTAAAATCAAAGTCAAGAGTGGAAAAACAGAGTCTCATACTGTTGAGTTTCAAGTCCAGTACCGCTATAGAGCGAATGCCTCAACTTGGGAAACCAATTGGACACCACTACCCAACGTTTCTATTACCAGAAACGAAAAAGATGGGTTTACTCACGTTGTACCATACAACCTGTTAGATGCTACAAAGCTGGGCATTCAATATAGAATAAAAAGAGTAACAGACAGCAACGGCGAGCCAAACGAAGACGACAGGTTGATTCATACCAGCGTATTGCACTCGTTTACAGGCTACTCGGACTACAACGAAGACGGAGTACCGTACCCAGCACACTCTTGGGCGCCGAAGATGCCACTAAACACAAAGGTGTGTAAGACTGCTATTAAAATTCAGGCCACAGATCAGCTCAACGGAAATATTGAGGGTATCTCAGCACTTGTTCAAACCATCTGCCCTATATGGAATGGATCAAACTGGAACTCGGTAGCAGCAACCAGCAATCCTGCCGCACTTTTCCGATATGTTTTAACTCACCCAGCAAACCCTCAAAGAGTAGAGGCGTCAGAGATCAACACAAAAATAGATCTTGCAGCGCTTCAAGACTGGTACAACTACTGCCAAAATTATCAAATAAAAACAGGACCTTCAACTTTTGTAAATAAAGCACTGGAATACAACAGCGTATTAAGTCAACAAAAGAGTGTGTTGGAAGTGTTGAGAGATATTTGCGCGGCCGGCAGGGCCAGCCCTGCGATGAGAGATGGCAAGTGGACTGTTACAATTGATCGTGAACAGTCCACAGTGGTACAACACTTTACTCCTCACAACAGTTGGGGTTTTGAGAGTGTGAAAGCACTGCCACGGTATCCACACGCTTTTAAGGTGCAGTTTTTAAATGAACAAGAAAACTATCAGCCAGACGAAATAGTATTGCCAGCAACGGGTTATACAAAACAAACTGCAGAACTTTTTGAAACTATTTCTCTACCGGGTATAACAAATAAAGACCTTGCTCTTGATTTTGCTCGTTGGCACTATGCTCAAATCAAACTGAGACCAGAGGTCTTTACCATCAACACAGACATAGAGTACTTGGTGTGCAACCGAGGTGACCGTGTCAAAGTATTGCATGATGTACCAATGTGGGGATTGCAGAGTGGCAGAATCAAGAACAGACTAAGCAGCGACATATTTGAACTAGACGAAGAACTGCCAGTTGTAGAAAACAAAAGCTATACTATCAGATTTCGTGGTGTAAGCGATACAACAGGCGTATTAAACACAGAACGTCAACTAAAAACCACATTTGCTGTAACAAACTACAATACCCTAAGCGGCAACAGAGTTGTACTCACCCTAGGAGCTCATCCATTAAAGGTGGGAGACAGAGTAGCAGTCACACTGCCCAGCGTTACAGTAGGCTCAAGTACTGTTAACTTGTCACTGTCAACTGCTGTGGTCACGGCTGTTACATCAACCACTATTACATACGTATTTACTAGCTTTTTACAAACTCAGCCACTAACTGCTGTAACTGGAACTATCAAGTTAAAAGACGGTTATTACACCAAAGTACAAACCACTGCTACTACTACCACAACCGAAGCAGGCAACAACGACCTGTTTATGTTTGGAGAACTACAACAAGAAACACAAGACTTGGTGGTGTTATCAATTGAACCCACAAGTGGAGCTAAAAACGCCAGAATAACCCTTGTAGATTACGGTGTACAGCCAGCTGTTTCAGGAGTTACTCTAGGCTACAACATCTTTACAGATTACTGGAACTATACAGGTTTAGCATACTTTAGTAATATATCAAACACTCCTCAACTGCAGTTAGATGATATTGGTGATAAAGTACCTGTGATCTTATCTGACAGAATAGTCAGTGATGAAACGGTAATGACTCGCCTGTCCACAGACACTTTTGTAATCAGTGCTTTAGTACCTTTTGTACCAGACTTTACACTACCAAAAACAGTTACCCACGTACAGGGTCAGATTGACCTTGTAGGAGGAAACGAGACCTATAAGTTAGTAGCCACTGAGTTAGATAAAGGCAGTATTACTTTTGATAATGTAGAAGAGCAGGTTACTTACAGATTTAGGCTGAGGTACGTTGCATATGATGGCAGAGTTGGCAACTGGAGCGACTGGGTAACTCACCAAGTAGTAGGCAAGTTTACACCTCCACCAGATGTAACAGGATTTAGTTATGTTGCACAACCTGGTGGCATCAAGTTCAATTGGAACCTATCTGGTGTGGTGGACTACAAGACCACTATCATCAAAGATATCACTGATGCAAACTGGAACACCGGTGTTAAAATATTTGAGGGTGACGCCACCACTTGGACTTGGACTGGTGTGGCCTCACAAAACTATGTGATTGCTGCTCGGCACCTAGACACTTCAAATATATTGAGTAACAACAATAGTACACTGAATATAAGTTACTTAGCTTTAGAACTGGCCGCTGTTAGAGTAGAATTGGACAACGATACTCACAATATACCAGCAAAAGCAGATGGCACTAGCCCTGTATTGACCTTGAGTGGCACAGACATAGAGGTTTATCAAGGCGGTTCACTATTAAAGTACGATGCTGTGGGTACTGCAGCCGGACGTTGGAGAATAGTGAGTGCAGCGGGTACCAACTGTACCCCTGGAACTATCAGTTCTGTAGTCAACGCTGTTAGTGGTGACAACTATGCTCGTATTGCTGATTTGGCCAGTTTTTCTACTACACAAGACACTGGCCAGATACTATTCACTATTAGCGGAAAAACCACTACTGGCGTGAGCTTTACTGTAACCAAAACCCAAACTTTTGCAAAAGTAAAGAATGCAACAGACAGTACGATCTACAGGATTGTAATGAGTACAAAGGCTGTTTATAAGAACAGCCCTGATAATACTACAGCAGGTACCTTTAATCAGATAACTGGTAGTGCCAAGAGATATATTGGTAATACTGTTACAAATTTCGGATACTTGGGAATTACTCCTTTTATAGGAACTACACCAGGCACTGAAAGCAGAGTATTTGTTGGTGGTGGAGACGGCGTAATCTTTAGCCCTACTAGTAATGATCAGAGTACTAAGTATGTAATAAAACTGTATGAAACCGATGTTAGTACAACAGTATTAGATCAAGAAGAAATCTTTGTAATATTTAAAGGAACAGGATCTATTAATCTAGTATATAGTAATGATAGTTTAACAGTTCCAGTAAGCAATATAGGCGTACCTACATGGACCGGAAGTGGTGGCACATTACAGCTTTATGATGGTGGAAATCTACTAACACTAGACAGTACTACGCAAACCACTACTGCTCCAACAGTAATAAATCGCTATAACCTAGACATAACGAAAATAAGTGGTGATACTCTCACAGAACCTACATATACTGGTACAACATCAGTCACTATAAGCTCGTGGGGAGGTTCTGCACTAACAACAGCAACCGTCTATAGAATTACCGCCTACATAAGAAAATCAGATAATACTATTACTAATACATTTGTAGATGTAACAATCAGTCCCAGTAGGGCAGGTGCAGATAGTACTGTATACTATATTTCTCCCAGCTCACCAGTAATAACTAAAGAAGCCCCTGATGCTGCTACTAGTGGCCTACACAGTAGTATTACTATTCAAGGTAAAAGAAGTGTTGGTAGTACTATTACTAACTTTGGTTGGATTACTACTACACCTAATGGAGGCACCGAATCTGCCAGAACAGATACAGCGTCTACAGCATTAACACTGACTCCAAGTAATAGTGATGGAAAGACCAGTTATACTATTAAAATGTATGATGCAGCCACTGCTGGAAATCTACTAGATACACAAGTATTAAATGTAGTATTTAAAGGTGCCACAGGCGCCCCCAGTACAGTACCAGGAGGTACAGGCCCTAGAACTGCACAAATTTATTACTACTACACAACTAATTCAAATACTACACCCGCAGCACCTTTAACAACCGAAGTTTCATATAATTTTGCTAACAGTACGGCTCTGAGTACTAATAGTTCTTGGGCGACCACATTCCCGGCCCCGGCCCCCACTATAACAAGCAGCAACAACAAGTACTGGGCTATATTGGTTACTTTTAGTGAGACATCTTACGGAGGCTCTCAGAATGCACCTGCCATAAGTGCACCCTTTAACTGGTTAAATTTTGAAGGCTTGGTAACTTTTAGCAACCTCGCAACTGCAAAAGATGCTAGTGGTAACGACAGTACCACGCTTATTAATGGTGGAGCAATTCAAACAAATACTATAACAGTCGATTCCTTAAAAGCAGGTACAAGCGCTGTTAGTGGTGGAAGAACATTTGGTTTAG